CGATGGGTAGTTCTGTGCCGTCTTTGAACAGCTTGACGAGGCTTCCGCGGTCGAACGTCTCAACAGACTGCTTGCCGTCGATGGTGACAGCCACCTTGCGGGGGACGGTTGCGAACTCGCGCAGAATGTCCACCTGCATGCGCACAGCCTCGCGGAACTCGAATGCGAGCGCACGGGCTTCCATGCGCGACCGTTTCGTACTCATTTCCTGTAGCGCGGTGATCGCAGACGCGGCGGTTACGCCGCTTGCGGTCTGGCCGCGACTCTGGTCGTTCGACCCGCTCTCCGTCTTGATGGACTCACGAATACTCTGGACGTATGCCATGAGGTGCGACGGGAGCGGCTGCGTCTCCTGCCACTGCGCTACGGCGGATGGAACGCCCTGCACGACGATTGCCTCTTTGGAGAAGTCCTTGAAGTCGTCGATGTCCACGACGCCGTCCTGAATCAACAGGCGCGGTCGCGATGCGCGGTACGCGTTGACCAGCAGGATTTGGTCGAGCTTGTCGCTGTAGCGCTGCGGGTCTTTGAACAGGTCTGTGATGCCAATGCCGAGAGCGCTGCCCTTTTGCGGGAACAGGCGCGCGATCTTGAACGGGTACATGCCGTGCTTGAAGTACCCCTCCGGTTTCTCCTCGTAGCTGTTGGTAAGCACCTGCCCGCCCGCAAGCTGAACCATGTGCACCGCGTGCTTCTTCTTTTCGGGGTCGTACACGCGAAACCACGCCTCGATCAGCCAGTAGGCGTTGTTCTCCGCAGGCGCGGTCGTTGCGCCAAACTCGCCGTGATCCTGCGGGATCAGGTCGTCGTCACCCTCCATGTACTCCGCATGCTCCGGATAGTGCTGCACGAACCAGTCCACGGGCTTCTTCTCGAACTTGAAGATCGCTCGCCCGTCTTGGATGTCCGCGCACTGCGGGTCGCACAGGAAGTTCTTGTTCACAACGTAACGGATGTAGCTGCCGCCCATGCCGCCGTTCAGGAATGGGTCGTACCCGATCTCAAGCGGTGCCCAGCCGCAGTTGAGAAAGTCTTGCGCCAACAGGTCGTATTCGCGCTCCCAGCCGCACACGTCAAGCTCTTGCCCGATGACCCGCGTCAAGATTTTTGCGACCTTCTCGCTTCCGTGCGCGTCGGGCAGAAAAACAGCCTCCGGGAACTCGTCCGAGAGGTCTGCTTTGATGTTCTCGATGGTCGAGGTGATGATGGGCGTGGACGGCTTGGGGAAGTTGCTCTTGCTCTCCGCGATCTGCTCTTCCGCGCCCTCCCAGTGGTTGCCCTTGTACATCTGCTCGTTGTCGTCGATGCGCTCCCATTCGTCCGAGAAGTCGTCTTTGAACTCCGCGAACAGCTCGTAGATCGCGTCCGCAAACGATGTGTCAGCGTCGCCCGGTCGGTGCGGTACGGTCAGCCCCTCCCGGATCGTTTGCATTACGCTCTTTTCGTTCGCCATTTCCTCACCTCGCTATAAATTAAAAAATCCGCTCACGGCGCGCTGTGGCTCGTAGAGCGGGTCAAACCTCAAGACCCTTGCCTTGTTCTGTTGCTTCGCTTTGGCAGGAGACGGGCGCGACATCAGCCCGTAACGCAGCGCCTCGCCCGCGTGATCCTCGCAGCCGTCGCTCACGTCCTCTTTATCGTGCGGGTCAATCGATAAAAGCGGCAGCGTTCGGATCAGGTTCGTGCATGTTTCGAAAATCTGCACGAACGGAAGCCCGTCCGGCGCGACCGCGAAGTTCTCGCGCACCCGCTGCCACCCGACGACGCGGCTGTTGTCTGCCTTGATCAGCGGCACTCCGGCGCGCTGGAAGGTCTCGGCAATGCTCTCGCCGCCCATTGCGTCGCGAACGCCGCGCTTTTGCCACATGTCCGGCGAGGCGACCGTGTATGAGCAGCGGTCTACGCCGTTCTCTTGCTTGATCAGCGCAGCCATGTCCGCCGCCAACGTCTGGTTTTGGTAAATCTCGCGATACACATATACGCGCTTGTCCGGAGACACCGCGAACCACAGCACGCAGCACGGGTCGTTGTAGCCCCAGTCCATCGCGCGGAACCTCCGCCACTCCGCCGGAATCGCGAACGGCTTGCAAACGTGTTTCTCGCGCCGGAATTCCGTGAAGAACTGACCCTCGATTACGTCCCAGTCGCCGTCTAAGTACGCGCGCCGCAGGTGCTCCGGCAATACTTGCAGGTTTCGCACATACGTCGGATCAGCGGTCATCAACGCCGTGTTGTCCGATACCCGCGCCGGAATAAACACATAGTCGCTCGGCTCCTCGCCCTCCACAAAGTCCCGGTCGATGAACAGACGCTTGATGTAGTCGTGACCCGGCCCGCCCGGGTTGCAGGTGTAGTACATGCGCGGCGAGAAGTCCGTGCGCGTCGTTCGGTTCGCCGTCGCGATGAACTGCATTTGAAACGGCGTGAATTGCGTCGCTTCCTCAAGGCCGATCACTTCGTACTCTTGGCCTTGGTATTGGTACACGTCCTTGTCCGCGTCGCAGTACCCCAGCTTCAACAGGCTCCCGTTCGGGAATTTGAAAACTCGCTGCGTTTGGTTGTACTTCGCGAAACCGTTCAGCTCCGACAGTAACGGGAGAATGTGGTTCGACTCCAACTCCGGAAACGTCCGCCGCAGCAGCAGAAGCCGCAACCCCTCGTAGCGGGACGCAAGCAGCACGAACTTGCGCCGCATTGCCCAGCTCTTGCCGCCGCCTCTCGCGCCACCGTATGCCGTGTGCTTGGCCGTGCTCAGAAAGAACTCCTTCTGTCGGGCGCTTGGTTCCCCGGCCAGCACGAGCGTCTTTCCTGCCATGAGCCCTCCTCCTTTCGGACATCAAAAAACCCGGAACACCTTGATGGAGGCGCTACCGGGTTGTGTGTTTTGTAGTAGACACGGGTGGGGGGATATATAGTATCTACTAGGTGTGTGTATGGTACCAACTGCCTTTTTTCATGTAGGGTAGTGGAATTTAGAAAAATCCAACCCCCTATGTAAAAAAAAGAAAAGCCATTGGGGAGAAGAATAACACATTATATGTTATCAACTCCCATCAGCCTTGGTCGAAAACTATGCGTTAAAGTAATGTTTAACGAATAGATTTGTGCATAGAGTCTGCATATCCGGCGAATATCGCTGCATATCACCCGGATTGCCGTACGCTACTGGCCTGTTTTGCTTGGCTTGCATACTATGCAGACCGTTACTTGCTCCACTCGGCAGCGTCTTGGGCGGCTCCTGTGACAGATACCGTCACCCGTTGTTCCGTCTCGGCCTTGGCGGCGTAACCGTAGTTGGTCAGCAGCAGTGCCGCCGTCCTCGGGTCGCAATCTCCGTTCATTGCCCGTTGAACCAGCGCCGCCTCGCAGCGGCTTCGCGCGCGGGAAAGGATGTCAGATATATTGTTATATACATCCTCGTCCAATTTTCTACAATCATCCTTGTTGATATAGCTATATATTGTTTCTCTACTACAGTCCAACCAAAGAGCGAGACCTAGAATGCTTGGGGATTCCTCTCTTACTCGGACATCACCAGACCGCAAAACGATCTCCCTCCGTGATGCTGCACAGTGGTCAAAATACGCCTCGACTCGCTGCTCCAGCTCGACCGGATCGACGAACGCCGGTACGGATTTTTTTGCCATGGTATCCGCCTCCTCTCTCTCCCAAAAATTGACAACGCCGGGGGGGTGATCCCGGCGCTGTCTGGGGTGGCAAATCATGGGGCTTGCGGGTGATCTCCATCACGCCGCACATACACGTTACCACAACAACGCCCCTTCTGTCACTGCTGCAATTTTGGCGACCATCGACGTGCGGCGATGCGCTGGAACGCTTGGAGAAGTTCCCCGAACCCGTTCACAAATTGTTTACAATTCGGCGATCGAAAAACTTTTTCCCCCCGTAGGGGGGAACCGTCAGGCTTGAAAAATTTTTTGCAAAAAGGGGTTGACATCCGTATGACGTATGCTGTATGATGTCAGCGTCGGGAGGGCAAAACGCCACGACAGAAAGGAGCGACGCAAGCATGAACATGCAAGAATCTGCGCGAATCATGGAAGGGCTTAGAGCCAAGGGATGGACTGACACGGAAATTGTTGATTTCATCCTATGGGTCGAGACGGGCTCCGAGAAGTACAAGCCTAAAGACGTTGAATGAACTAAATGCAGAAACGAAAAACTGTTACAAGCAGCGAGGTCAAGAACCGTTGGAACGCTAAGACCTACAAGCGTTACACGGTGGGACTACGGAGGGACACGGAAGCAGACCTGATTGACTTTATCGAGGCTCACCGAGACACGGAAGGAGTTACGTACTTTTTACGGCTCGGAATCGAAGCCCACAAAAAAAACGAGGGCGAGTAATTGCCCTCAAAAAAATAACATACTTACAACGTATGCACAACGAAAGGAGCACCCCCATGAAATACTTCACCAACTGCAAGACTCTCGACGAACTCAAAGCAGCGTACCGCAAACTTGCTTTTAGATTCCACCCCGACCACGGCGGCGACACCGCGACCATGCAGTCGATCAACAACGAATATGCAGAGATGCACAACCGCTTGAAGGACGCGCACAACGCGACAGCGGACGAGCAGCACAAGACAACCGAAACCCCGGAAGAATTCATCAATATCGTTTCCGTCCTCATGAGCCTTGACGGCTTGGAGGTTGAGCTGTGCGGGCGTTGGCTCTGGATCGGCGGCAACACCAAAGAACACAAGGACGCATTGAAAGCGGCG